CAGCTCAATTAGTTGAAGATACTTGGGTTGACTATGTAGCTAATGCAAGAGCAAAGCTATTAGGACTACCTTCAAGAATCGCACATCAGGTTATTACAGTAGATAAATACGCTGAAGCGGAATTAATAATAAAAGAACAAGTGCATGAAGCACTTAATGAGTTAGCTCAAAATGGAATACCTCAAAAATATAGAAAAGGTGATACAGGAGACCAGTCAGACTTGGACTCCACCACCCAATCTGAAGATAAGTAACTGGGCGGATACCTATAGAAGATTATCACCTGAATCTTCAGCAGAAGCAGGTCAATGGAGAACTGATAGAGCACCATTTCAAAGAGAGATAATGGATTCTTTCAATGACCCTGATATTCAAAGAATTGTGTTTCTCAAATCTTCGCAAGTTGGTGCTACCGAAATTTTATTAAATGTTATTGGTTACTACATAGACCAAGACCCAGCACCAATGTTGATAATGCAACCAACACTTCAGATGGCTCAAGCATTTAGTAAAGATAGATTAGCTATGATGATTAGGGATTCTGAAAAGATAAGAGATTGTGTAAAAGACCCAAGAAGCAGAGATAGTGGTAATACAGTTTTATCTAAAAAGTTTGCAGGCGGTAATCTAAACATAGTTGGTTCTAATTCTGCATCAGGACTAGCATCAAGACCAATTAGAATTGTATTGGCTGATGAGGTTGATAGATATGAATCATCAGCAGGTGCAGAAGGAGACCCAATATCACTTGCTACTAAAAGGACTACTACTTTTTGGAATAAGAAGATTTATCTATGCTCTACTCCAACAATAAAAGGATTATCAAGAATAGAAACAGCTTTTGAAGAATCAGATAAGCGTTACTATCATGTACCTTGCCCTGAATGTAATCATAAACAGGTTTTAAAGTGGAAAAACGTAGTTTGGGAAGAAGACAAGCCTGAAACAGCCAATTACGCATGTGAAGAATGTGGCTCTATTATTGATGAATCTAAAAAACAATGGATGTTAAAAAATGGTGAATGGATAGCATCAGCACCTAAATCAGATACAGCAGGATTCCATATCTCAGAGCTATATTCAGTCTGGTCTACTTGGGCGGACATGGCTAAGTCATTTCTTGAAGCTAAAAAGAATCCTGAAATGTTAAAGACTTGGATTAATACTGCTTTAGGCGAATCTTGGGAAGAGCAAGGAGATGCAGTTGAATATGAAACACTACTTGAACGCAGATTAAACTATGACCATACAACTATACCTGAAGATGTATTAGTTCTAACTGCTGGTGTTGATACGCAAAAAGATAGATTAGAGTTACAAATGGTGGGTTGGGGTGCTAACTATGAAGCATGGGTTATAGATTACAAGATATTTTGGGGTGACCCAAACGCACAAAACGTATGGCAAGAGTTAGATAATTATCTTAAAAAACGATTTACCACTGAAACAGGAAGAATATTAACCATATCTTGTACTTGTATTGACTCAGGTGGACATTCAACCAATCAGGTTTACCAGTTTACTAAACCAAGACAAGGTAGAAGAATCTTCGCGATCAAAGGTTTATCAACAGCAGGTAAGCCAATAGCAAATAGACCTACATTTGTAGGTAAAAACAAAGCTGTTCTCTATGGTGTAGGTACAGATAGTGCAAAAGAAGCTATATTTGCTAGATTATCTTCTGAACCTGATAGCACAACCCTACATTTCTGCTCTGACCTTGATGAAGAGTATTTTCAACAGCTTACAGCAGAGAAAAGGGTCACAAAATTTGTTAGAGGTCGTAAATCACTAGTTTGGAAGCAAATTAGACCAAGAAACGAAGCATTAGATACATTAGTCTATAACTTTGCTGCTATTTATATTCTGAACCCTAATTACGACACTATTCAAGAAAGAGTTATGACTCAACAGTCAAAACCACAACAAAAACAACAAAAAAGACCACAAAAAGGCATAAATAGGGGTAATTTTGCTACTTCTTGGAAATAATAAGATTTTCTTGATTCTATATTGACAATAGACTAATAAACCTTAGTGTTAGATGTAGATATATCTAAAACATTTATGAGGTTTTTGCTTGAGCAATCAATTTGATAGAGATAATTACCCAGTCCAAGAGCCTGATCGTTTGGTTACAGGAGATAGATTTGCATGGCAAAGACCTGATCTTGTATCTGACTATCCTTTAGCTGACTACACCATGACCTATCACTTCTCTCAGGATAGTGGCGGTGGTGGAACACATCACTTTACATTATCTTCAACTGAAGCTGATGACAATTATTACTTTGAGAAACCATCATCCGAGACTGCTACCTTAACTGCTGGTGATTGGGAATGGCAATTATATGCTATAAGAACATCTGATAGCGAAAGGGTCACACTTGATTATGGAATAACTAAGTTTGCCATTGGTGAATTAGATACCAATAACGATTTAAGAAGTCACGCAAAGAAAGTTTTAGATGCTATTGAAGCTGTAATAGAAGGAAGAGCTACAATAGATCAATCATCCTTCTCTTTAGGTGGTAGATCGCTATCTAGGATGTCAGTTGATGAATTAATGACATTTAGAGATAGATATCATGCTGAATATCTAAAAGAAGTTAAATTAGCTAGAATTAGAAATAAACAAGGGTCAGGAAACACTATCAAGGTTAATTTTGGCAGTTCTACTGGTTCTACACCCAAGAGTTACACATAATGGCATGGTATAACAGGATATTAGGCGTTAATCAGCCTAAAAAGAAAAAGAAACAGGCTTATAGAAGAAGTTATACTGGTGCTAATACTGGTAGATTGTTTGCAGATTTTGTAACAAGCTCTACAAGTGCTGATGCTGAAATAAAAGATAACATAAGAATACTCAGAGACAGAGCAAGAGAGTTAGCAAGGAACGATAGCTATATTGCACGATACCTTAACCTGATGGTATCTAATGTTATCGGTAAGCATGGCATAAGAGTTAGTAGCAAAAGTCGAAATGACAATGGTTCATTAGACCTTGCTGCTAACCAGCTCATTGAGTCAGCTTGGAAAGAGTGGTCAAAAGTTGGTAATTGTACTATCAATGGAAGATTATCATTTTTAGATTGTCAAAAGATATTTATTGAATCTTTATGTAGAGATGGTGAAGTTTTAATTAGAAAGATTAAGGATGGCAATTCGCCTTTTGGTTTTCAATTACAGTTTTTAGAAGCAGATCATTTAGATGAAAATAAAAACGATATATATAAAGCTACAGGCAATCGTATAAAAATGGGTGTTGAAGTAGATAAATATGACAAGCCAGTTGCATATCACTTATACAAAGACCATCCATACGATAGGGTTTATTTAGCTCAAGCACAACACATTAGAGTCCCTGCTGATGAGATCATCCATGCTTACCTACCTACTAGAGCAGAACAAACTAGAGGTGTTTCTTTGGTTGCTACAGCAATGGCTAATGTGAAGATGTTAAATGGTTACTTAGAAGCTGAAATTGTAGCTGCAAGAGTTGGTGCATCTAAAATGGGTTTCTTTACTTCACCTGATGGTGATGGATATGTTGGTGATGGTGAGTATGAAGATACTTTTAATCCAACAATGAATGCACAGGCTGGTGTATTTGAACAATTACCTCAAGGTATGGACTTCAAAGCATTTGACCCTACACACCCAACATCTGCTTTTGATTCTTTTACAACAAGTGTTTTAAGAAGTATTGCATCAGGTTTAAATATTTCTTATCACTCATTATCTAATGATTTAACTTCAGTTAATTATTCTTCAATAAGGCAAGGTGCTTTAGAAGATAGGAGTATGTTTCAAATATATCAACAATTTGCGATTGAGCATTTTGTAAACCCAATATTTCAGTCATGGTTAGAAATGGCAATATCTACAGGTCGTATTAATTTACCAATAGGTAAGTTTGATAAATTCTCTAATTCAGTAAATTTTATACCAAGAAGTTTTGCTTGGATTGACCCATTGAAAGAAATGCAATCAAACGTACTAGGTTTACAAAATGGAACAATAAGCTATTCAGATATCGCTGCAGCTTATGGTAGAGATACTGAAGAATTATTTGAACAACATCAAAAAGAAATAGAACTAGCTAAACAATATGGTATTGAACTAGCCTATCAACCATTTGGTGCTAAATTGCCAGTAGAAGCCAACATACAAGGCGGAGATAACGAAGATGAGTAATCCTACTCAAGGCATGAAAGAAGAAGCACAGAGAGGTTTAGATTGGCGTGAAGAGCATGGTAGAGGTGGCACTAGGGTTGGTGCTGTAAGAGCAAGACAAATAGTAGCTGGTGAAAATCTATCTGATGAAACTATCAAAAGAATGTATAGCTTCTTCAGTAGGCATGAAGTAGACAAACAAGCTGAAGGATTTAAACAAGGTGAAGAAGGTTATCCTTCTAATGGAAGAATAGCTTGGGCATTATGGGGTGGAGATGCTGGTTTTAGCTGGTCAAAAAGATTAGTGGAACAAATGAAAAAAGAAGACGAAAGACAAATAAGTTTTGATTCAAAAGAATCAGAAAAACATCCTTTATTAACAAATGAAGAGGAGAAATCTATGAATAAAGAAGATAGACATATCCTTAATGTTACTGAAACTGACAATACTGTTATTGTTGAGTTTGAGAAGCATGAGGATGTAGAACATGAAGGTGATGAAGTAGAAACAACTGATGAAGTCTCTATGCTTGAATCAGATGAAGAAGAAAGAAAAGTAATTGATATGCCTATGAAATATAGAACTATTGATTTATCTAAGGCTTCTTACATTGATGAAGAAAGTAGAAGAGTTAGAGTTGGTGTTTCTAGTGAAGAGCCTGTTGAAAGAAGTTTTGGCATGGAAGTGCTAGGACATTCTGCTGATGATATAAACATGGAGTTTATAAACTCAGGAAGAGCACCATTATTACTTGACCATGATATGGAAAAGCAAATTGGTGTAATTGAAGAATTCAAATTAGATGAGACTGCAAAAAGGACAACTGCAGTAGTTAGGTTTGGTAAATCTGCTTTAGCTCGTGAAATATTTGAAGATGTGGCTGATGGTATACGAATGAATATTTCAGTTGGCTACAGAGTCGATAAATTAACTAGAATGAACAAAGATGATGAGAATTACTACAAAGCTCAATGGACACCTATGGAAGTTTCTTCTGTGTCTGTTCCTGCTGACCAGTCAAGACTTGTTGGGGTTGGTCGTTCTAAAGATAAACAAAATATAAAACACAATATAGAGGTAAAAACTATGGAAAATAAAGATATTAATCTTGACGAAGTTAGAACTCAAACTATTGACGAAGCAAAAGCTGAATTTAAAAGAAACTCAAAAGAGATTATAGATTTAGCAGCTAGACACAATAAAAGAGATTTAGCTGACAAAGCAATTAGTGATGGTATTTCAGTTGAAGAATTTAGAGGTGTATTATTAGAAAATATTTCTAACAACACTCCACTAGAAACTCCTTCAGAAATTGGTATGACTAAAGAAGAAGTAAGAGAATTTAGCCTAGTAAAAGCGATTAGAGCTATGGCTAACCCATCTGACAGAAAAGCACAAGAAGATGCAGCTTTTGAATTTGAATGTTCAAGAGAAGCAGCTAGGCAATATGGTAAAGATGCTCAAGGCATTATGTTACCTGCTGAAGTTCTAAGAACTTGGAGCAAAAGAGACATCAACACTGGTGATGATTCAACTTTAATAGCTGAAGATTACAGAGGTGGCGATTTTATTGATGTGCTAAGAAACTCATCATCAGTTTTAGCTGCTGGTGCAACAACATTGCAAGGACTGCAAGGTAACGTAGTAATTCCTAAGAAAACTGCTGCTTCATCTGCTGGATGGATTGCAACAGAAGGTAATGCTGCTTCTGAATCAGAATTTACTTCAGGTTCAGTCACTATGACCCCCCGTGTGATCGGAGCGTTTACGGATGCCACTAGATTACTGTTACAACAGTCTTCATTAGACATTGAAAACCTAATCAGAGATGACCTAACAAAATCTATAGCTACTGCTATTGATTTAGGTGCTTTAGCTGGTTCAGGTTCAAGTGGTCAGCCAACAGGTATTAAAAATACTTCAGGTATTAACACTACTACTTTTGCTGCTGCTAACCCAACTTTTGCTGAAATTATTGCAATGGAAAGCGAAGTTGCTAATGACAATGGCTTAGTAGGTAACTTAGGTTATATCTGTAAACCTTCAGACTATGGCACATTAAAAACTACTTCAAAAGATAGCGGAAGTGGTCAATTTGTAGTTGAGCCTGATGGAAACATGAATGGCTACAATGTTGTAAGAAGTAACCAAGTAACAGCAGGAGATTTCTATTTTGGAAACTTTGCTGACTTACTAGTTGGTTTTTATGGCGGTTTAGACATTACTGTAGACCCTTATTCACTTTCTAACACAGGAAGCATAAGAATAGTTGCTCTACAAACTATGGATGTAGCAGTTAGACATGCAGTTTCATTCTGTGTATCTAATGATGGTGCATAATAGCTAATGCTTAAATGGAATGGGGGTAGCAATACCCCCAACTTAAATATGAAGAAATACTTAATAACAAAAAACACAGTTGCCAATGGGCAAAGAGTAAATGCAGGTGATGTTGTTGAATTACCTGAAAACATAGGGCATGAACTTTGTGCTTACAATAAAGCGGAAGTGCATGTATCAAAACCTAAAGCTAAAAAAGAAGATAGAAGCGTAGGCTTAAAAACTTCTAAAGTAAAAGCTCCTAAAACTAGAGCTAAAAAATAATTATGCCAATGGAATTTGATAGAGATTTCAATGGCTACCTAGATGCCACCTATGGTCATGGTATTCAAGTTACCTACACACCTACAGGTGGTTCATCTTCTTCTATCAATGTAATTCTGAATCAAGAATATGTAGATATAGATACAGCAGGATTACCAGTTCAAGGGTATCAACCAGTAGCACAGGTTAAGACTACTGACATACCAAACATAGCATTTGGTGACACTATAGTTGCACCCGCTATAAAGAATTTAGATGGTACACAAATCAAACCATCAACAACTTATAAAGTTATAAATTACGAGCATGACAACTTAGGCATGACCTCATTACTACTTGAGGTTCAATAATGGCTAATCATGTAAGACAACAAATCAGAGAATACTTTGGAACTACATTAACAGGTCTTACAACAACAGGTGCTAATGTTTATGAGTCTAGGGTTTATACACTACAAGAAGACACCCTACCTTCTTTAGTTATTTATACAAAATCAGAAACGTCTGAGCCTATTGTTATAGGTACTGATAGGGTTATGAGCAGAGAGCTTTCAGTAGTAGTAGAAGCATATTGCAAAGCTACTAGCAACTTTGATGATACTATTGATACAATTAGTAAAGAAGTTGAAGAAGCTGTAATGGCTGATAGAACATTAGGAGGTTTAGCTAAAGATACTTATGTTGAATCAACTGAAATAGAATATACAGGAGAAGGAGAACAACCAGTAGGTTATGTAACTCTAACTTTTTTAACAAACTACTATGTTCAGGAAACCAATCCTGATGTAGCGGTATAATAGGAGATAATTATGAAACTAATTAGTCCAAATGGTAAAAGTTCTGTAATAGCTCATCCATCAAAGGTTGAGTCGTTGAAGAATATGGGTTGGAAGGAAGAAGCAATCCAGTCGAAAGACAAAATTAAACCTTCTTCCAAGAAAAAGTCGAAAGACGAGGTAAAAGAAAATGGCAACACATAAAGGAAGTGAAGGAACTGTTAAAGTCGGTTCTAATGCTGTAGCTGAAATAAGATCATACTCTATTGAGGAATCTGCTGATACTTTAGAAGATACTTCAATGGGTGATTCTGCTAGAACCTATAAATCATCATTGACTTCTTTCTCAGGAAGTTTAGATGTATTTTGGGATGAGACTGATACTAATGGACAAGGTGCTTTAACTATTGGCTCAGAAGTAACATTAAATGTTTATCCTGAAGGCGATACAGCAGGTGATACTTATTATACTGGTTCAGCTATTGTTACTGGTGTTTCAAGAAGTGCATCATTTGATGGATTAGTTGAAGCAAGTGTTTCAGTACAAGGTACTGGTGCATTAACATCAACAACAGTATAAGAAAATGTCAGTAATAGATAACGCAAAGAAGCATTTTGCAGAGCAAGATGTAAAAGTAATCGAAGTGCCTGAATGGGGTGAAGATGATAAACCTCTAAGAATATTCAGTAAGCCATTGACGTTAGCTGAAACTTCTAAACTTTATAAAATGAGTAAAGAAGATGATTTAACAATGATGGCTTATGTTCTTATATACAAAGCACTAGATGAAAATGGAGATAAGTTATTTGATTTAGGTGATAAAAACGCCTTATTAAATAGCGTTGATAGAGAGATATTAGTAGGCGTTGCTACAAAAATTATGGGTCAAGAACCTATTGAGGAAACGAAAAAAAACTAATAAAGGATACTAATTTATATGTGCAATACGCACTAGCAGAAAAACTTGGAAAGACTTTACAAGAACTCCAAGAAATTAGTGTCCACGAATATCAAGGATGGATAGCTTACTTAGAGTTAGCTGAAGAGAAAAGAAAACATGGCAAATAAAAAAGTAAAGTTTGAATTAACCGCAGTAAATAAAACAAAAGCAGCTTTTAGTAGTGTTACTAAAGGCTTGACTGGAATTGGCTCTGTGGCTAGTAAAGCTAGTATGGGTGTTGCTAAAGTAGGATTAGCTGCTACTGGTGCTGCTGTTGGTTTAGCTTTATTTACTAAAAAATCATTTGATTATATTGATACTCTTGGTAAAACAGCATCAAGAACAGGTATAGCTACTGATACATTACAAGCATTTCAATTAGCCGCCATTGAGTCAGGAACTACAATAGAACAAACTCAAAAAGGCTTAGAAAAATTTGCTAGATCAATAGGTGATGCAGGTAGAGGACTTAAAACTCAAGCTGATATATTTAGAGACTTAGGCGTAGAAATAAAAAATCAAGATGGCTCTCTTAGAACGTATGAGGAAATTTTATTTGATGTAGCTGAAGGCTTAGGTGAGCTTGGCTCTGAAGCTGAAAGAGCCACAGCATTAGCCAATTTATTTGGTAGAGCAGGAATACAATTTAGTGAAATCTTTAGAGATGGTGCTGATGGTCTGCAAACATTTATTGATAGAGCTAATGACTTAGGAATTATATTAGATAAAGACACTATCAAAGGTGTTGAAAAATTTAATGATACAGTATCAGTAATAAAACTACAGATTGGTGCATTTGCAAATAATATAACTTCAGCATTTGTTCCAGCCTTACAATTAATAGCAGAAAAAATTGGAGATACAATAACTGTAAATCAAAAAGCTGCTGGTGGTTTTCAAACATTAGGGCAATCAATAGCTGTTTCAATATTGGAAGCCATAAGAACAGCAATAATAGCAATAGATTCTTTTATTGATAACACAAAACAAAGGTTTATGGAATTTGCTTCTACAAAGATAGGTAAAACTATTTTTGGAGACATTGCAGATGAAAGTACAAAAATAAATGCAAAAATACAAGAATCAACTAAATATCTTGAAGATTTGCAAAAAGCATTAAAAAGAGATGACAAACTTTTCTTTGATATAAACAAAGCTTCTATTAGTGGTGTTTTTGAGATTGGTGCTGAAATTGCAAAAGTAAAGGCATCTATAATTGAAATGAATGAGCAGTTGTATGGTGAAGATGTTGCCAAAAGTCCTGCTTTAGAATACATAGATAATTTAATTGCTGCAGTTGAAAGTGGTGTTGGCTCATCAAACAAATTCTTTGAATCACTAAAAGGCGGTTTGACTGACAACCTAAACCCTATGCAAGTATTTCAAGCTACCTTAGAAGATATTGATAAAACAATGCAAACAACAGCAGTAAACACAATGAAAAAGTTTGAAGATGCTATCGTTGATGGTTTAAAAACAGGTAAATTAGAATTTGAAAGTTTTGCTACTTATGTTGTTGAACAGTTAGCAAGAATTGCTATACAGCAAATGATAATTAAACCACTTACTTCAGGTGCTGAATCATTTTTTTCAGGTTTTGGAGACTTTTTTAAATCAAGCAATGAAGGTGGCGGTTTTACAGGAATGGGTGCAAGAGCAGGTGGTATAGATGGAAGAGGTGGTTTTCCAGCAATACTACATCCCAACGAAACTGTTATAGATCACACAAAAGGGCAAGGCATGGGTGCTACAGTAAACTTCAACATATCAACAGTTGATGCTGCTGGATTTGACCAGTTACTAACATCAAGAAAAGGATTAATAACACAAATAATTAACAATGCCATGAATACTCAAGGCAAAATGGGGATAGTATAGTGGCAGGTGCATTTCCTACAGACCCAAACTTTAGGTCAATAAACTTTCAAGACAATAGACCTACATTACTGAATCAAACCCTATCAGGCAAAAAGTCTGCAAGACAAATAGGCTCTCAGTATTTTTCATTCACAGTTCAAATGCCACCATTACAACAGGAGAAAGCTCAGGAGATATTTGCTTTCTTACAAAAACAAAAAGGTGCTACTGGCAACTTTACAATACAAGCACCATTGGATAATTTAGGTGCAAGTAAAGGCGAAACAGATATACTTGTAAACACCGCACATTCAGCAGGAATAGATACTGTAAACATGGATGGTTTTTCACAAACAACAGGTGCATTAAAAGCTGGTGATTTAATTCAATTTGAAAATCATTCTAAGGTTTATATGGTTCAAGAGAATGTTAATGCTTCAGGCGGATTAGCTGCTGTAAAAATATCTCCAAATCTTGTTAGCTCTTTAGCAGATAATGAAGAAGTTACTGTAAACAAGCCATCTTTTACTGTATATCTTGAGAATAATGATATTATGTATAGTACAGATGCTAGTGGTTTTTACAGCATTTCATTTGATGTTAGAGAGGTAATAACATAATGCCAAGAAGTTTATCAACAGATTTACAAACACAAGTATCATCCCAACAAACCAAAACAGCATTTCTTGTTGAATTAGGTTTATCTACAACTATAAGACTGACTGATTGGTATTCAGATGTTACTTATAATTCTAATTCTTATGAAGCTGGTGGCTCTTTTCTAACAGTAGATTCAGTTACAGAAACAGGTCAATTACAAATAGATGAGATCAATCTTGGCTTTTCAAATGTTACTAACCAAGTAAGAAGTTTAGTACAAAGCGGTGCTTTTACAGACAAAACAGTAGAGATATATTTAGCTTACTTTAATGAAAATGAAACTTTAGTAGGTGCTATAAACTATTTTACAGGGCAAATTAGAAACGTATCTATTTCAGAAAATATAGATAATTCTGTACTAGCAATGACTGTGGCTTCTCATTGGGCAAATTGGAACTTAACAAAAGGTAGGCATTATTCAGATGAATCTCAACAAGCAGAATATACAGGCGATAGAGGTTTAGAATTTGCTACACAAGTAAAATCAGATGTAAGGTGGGGTAGCTAATGGGTGCATTTTTTTCAGCTATTGGTGCAGCAATAACTAAATTTTTAGGTTCTGCTGTTTTTAAAGCAATACAGTTTGCTACCTTTGCAGTTGGTGTTAAAGGATTCTTACAGGCAAAAGAAATGCTGGCTAAAGGTCAAGATATCATGGCTAACAAGACTGCTGCTGGTGGCAAGATACCAGTCATATATGGAACAAGAAGGGTTGGTGCTCAAATTGTTTACATGGACACAGCACAAAACAGATCAAAAGATTTGTTTGTTGTTTATGCAATATCAGTTGGTGAATGTGAAGAGATACTTGGCAAAACTATAGAGATAGATGGTAATAGTATTTTAGATGGCAATATCTACAAAGGCGGTGGATATGTAGGCTCAGACAAAATATCATCAGGAAATGGCTCTTTAAACACCGCATCTCAAGTTGGTGATAATCAATACTCAAACGCAGGTACATTAGGAACTGACCCGACACTTAGATATTCTTTTGTATTTAACTTGCATCATGGTGCATCAAGTCAAACAGCAGACCCTATGCTCAGAGCATCTATACCTACTGAATGGACTACAAATCATAAGTTAAATGGTATTTGTTATATAGCTGCATCTTTTGATTACGATAAAAAAGGAATGTATAAAGGCGTTCCGCAAATAACAGTACAGGTTAAAGGTAAAAAGGTTTTTGACCCAAGAGATAGCTCTACTAAGTGGTCTTCTAACCCAGCTTTATGCTTCTTAGATTACATACAAAATGATGAATATGGTAAAGGATTAACGACTTCACAGATAAACATGACCACTATCAGTGCTGCTGCAACTGCATGTGAAGTAGAAGTAGATCAACCTTACTATAACAATACTTATCAAGACTTAACTTGGAGTGGAACTGCTGGTAATGACTTTATTGTTATTAATGATAATGATGACTGGTGGCAAAACAAAGTAGATGAAGTTATAGATATAAGAGATTCTAATGATACCAGTATATTTTCTAATGCTGTAACTATTACAGGTTCTACAAGATATCAATACTATGATTCTGTGCAAGAAAACAGATTGTATATAGATGATGTTTTGGCAAATAGTTATACAAATGAAGCTGGAAACGCTAGAGCCAAAGTTAAAAGATTTCATTGTAATGGTTATATTGACACTAATAAAAATGTCATGGATAACGCTAAAGAGCTTCTTGCAAATATGCGAGGTATCTTCCTTTATATTGATGGCAAATATGAATTACAAATAGAAGATACAGGCACATCTACATTTAGTATCACAGATAACCACATCATAGCTGATGCTGGTATATCAGTTGATTATGGTAATAAAGACAAAAAAGCAAACAAAGTTGTTATTGAGTTCTTTAACGCTAATAAAAAATATGAACTAGATACAGCCACAGTTTTACATGATGCTTCACCTGAATATTATTCAGATGATGGCGAGGTGTTAGAAGTTAAGGCTGAATTCCCTTATGTAACAGACCCATACATTGCTTACAATATGGGTAAGGCTATCTTAACTAGAAGCAGAAATCAGACTACTATGCAGTTCTTAGGAACTCCTGAGATGTATAAATTAAATGTAGGAGATATAGTTGACCTTACTTACCTACCTTTAAGTTTTAATGGAAAGGTTTGTAGGGTAGAAGCATTAGAACTACAATCAAATGGTCTTGTATCTGTTAGCTTGATTGAATATTTTGATGTCTATACATGGGAAGTACCAGCTCAAGAATCAGTTGAGATAATAGCTAAAATACCAACCATAGGTGCTATACATCCACCTGAAGCAAATAGTATTGTATTTACAGATACTGATGCTTCGCCAATCAATAGACCTACTTTAACTTGGACTGAGCCAACTGACTTTCCAGTAAGACAATACAGAGTAGATGTAGTTGATAGTTCAGATAATAATGTCTTTAGTAAAATAGTAGATACGCCTTCAGTTGATTTAGCCTTCTTATCTAAAGGCTCTAACTATGAAGCTAGTATTACAGCTTTTAATGGTGTAGGTATTGAATCTAACGCATCTACCAAAACATTCACTATTGCAGATGACCCAGTAAAAACTACTGAGATAGAAATAGGAAGTGAAACTCTTTCTAATGTTATTGATTATGGAACTATAGCAGGTGGCGGTACATCTAACTTTTTTCAAATAAATACTAGATTAGATTTAGAAGATAGATTTCTTTGGAACTCAAATGGTACTAATGATTGGTCATTAGGTACTGGCGGAGATGATGATGTTAATTTATATATTGAAGGTTCAGCAGATAAACTTATAACATTTAAAGACCAAAGCTCTGAGTTAGGAAGTGTAAAACTAACTTTTGGAGATGATGTTAGTGGAAGTTACTTTGCAGACTTTATAACGCTAGAAGCTGATTGGACTAATGGCTATGTAACAACTGGAAGCGGTTTATCAAAATTTTATATTAAGGGTAAGGGCTATGATGGTGCTACAGCATCAGGAACAATAGCTACATTTCAATTAACTTCAGCAAATGGTTATGGAATACCTTTAACTGAGTTACATGGTAAAACCAAAACGCCAATATTAAATTTAGATCAAGGCACAGCACCATCAACAACAACAGACCTTTTATATAATGTAGGCGGTACTTTATATTGGAATGGTGCAGTTGTAGATACAGGTGCAGGTGATATTACGGGTGTAACTATAAATACATCAGGTGGCAGTCTTACAGGAGGTGCTTCTTTTTCATCAGGTGATGCTACATTCACACTTGATATAGGTGGAACAATAAGAGGTTCTAAGTCATTTGAAGATGATGTTACTTTTGAATCTAATGTTGTAATAGAAGGCAACTTAGATGTACAAGGAACTACCACAACCATAGATACAACTAATTTAGATGT